AGACTTCTCTCTATCTGTTAATTTGTGTTCTATTCTTTTGTAATGCAGCTGTGATACCCTACATACTTTTAATGTTTTGCCATCTATATTTAGTGAATGCCCAAATTCTACAGAACATTTTTCTTTTAGTTTCTGTGCAATTCTTTCTTCTGGAATCTTCCAATTAGTTCCTAGATGCTCGATAAAAGACTCAAACCTAAAGAAATGATATGCTTCTTCTGTAAGACATGCACCACTATTAATTTGACTTCTTTTCATAGCTTGCGGTCCATTAACACAATATTGATATAGCTCTTCTTTTAATCTATCAGCTATCTGTGTTCCTGCAGGTGGTGTAATTTCTTGGCAATTGTTTCTTAGTAAAGTTAATTTAGATCTCCAATCTTTTGGTTTTAATGGCTCAAAATATATTCCTGTCTGTTCCCATACAAAATTTAAAACATCTTTTTGATTAGTCATAAGTTTAGTATTAGGCACTGTAACCTCAACATTGTCATCATTAGGCATTACGATATTAAATCTGTATTCTGGATCTGAGTATTTTATAATTGCAAAATCTTTTATGTCTGGAAATGTAGTGATACCATCTGATTTTATACCAAATGGTTTAGAATAACATAACGTACGCATACATTTAGATTGTATAGGTTCTTCATAACAAGTATGACCTGCTGTGTCTTTTTTCCATGCAGCTATTTTACTGTCTAGTTTTGATTTATCCCAAGGGTCCTCTAAATAATTATAATTTGCTTTTGCTACTTGATCTGGCCATTTGTCTTTGTATTTCTTTTTTGCAAAAACCATGTAGTTATACATAAAACGATCTCTACCATCGCTTAATTTTTTTTTAGAACACAAAGCCAGACAAGGTGGTCCATCTTCAAACTCTTCATTAGTTCCTAGTAGGATATCTTTGTATGTACTAGCAACTAGTTCACTTAATTTTGTTTTATCTATTTTTGATTCATTAGCTAATTGTATAAACTGCTCTAATGATAGTTTAGAATTATTCTTATCTACAGCATATCTAGTAGAATTACCATTATTATAATATGGTAGATTAATAAAATTACCTGGTTTAATATCTCCTTTATCATCTTCCTTTAATTCTTTCTGTTTTGGAAAAACTTCTGTAGTAGAAGATAAACCTAGAGGAAGTAAAAAAGATTTAAATGCCTCTATTAAATCTATTGTAGGTATGGGTTCTTTTAAGAATAAATAACAATGCAAACCTCCACTCTTAGAAAGGATAGGTATTAAAGGTAGCTTATACTGTTCAAATAATGCTAAATATTCTTCTACTTTAAATTCACCATAGTCTGGTGGATCTATATCTATGCAACCAAATTGCACTGTTTTATTTAATCTACAGGGTTGTATACCAATAGAAATTTTACCTTCTAAATGATTCTTATAATCAATAGAAGATACAGGCCTTCCTGCCCATTCGTAATTAGGTTTTATTTTATTTTTGCTAGTATCTAAAGAAGTTTTGGACATGTCGGCAATACCAAAATCACCTTCATAACCAGTAAATAATTTAATAAATTCATTAACCATATTGATCCCTTATTACGGGCGGCTTCAGTCTCCCTATCACCGCCCATATTTCTCTTACGAGAAACTAGTAATTTGATTTATTTTCCTCTGAAACTGTGGCAGATTTTTGCTGCGAGTTTTTTAAAGAATTGTGAAAATCACGGGCCATTTGGTAAAGACCAGCATCATCAACTTTTTTTAACATGTCTATGTTATAACCATGCCAATTAAAATTGCTTCCTGCATTTTCAACAGATTTTAGTTTGTATACTCTTGAAAACATAGGTGCCGGTACAGACTTGCCAGTTTTAGGATCTATCTCAAATTGATCTTCCATTTGAGAGTTCCATCCTCTACTGACTTTTAACTGAGTAGACTTCATAGTCATTAAAGCTTTTTCAGGTCTGTCTCCGTTAATGATAACAAAATGATTTGCTGTTTTGATAATCTCGTTACCATTTTTTAGCACATCCTTATTGTTATTTTGATTTTGAGTTGTTTCTGCCATAACTCCTGGACCCCTATCATTACTGATTGGTCTACCTTCGCTTCTTTCAAAAGGTGCCCATTCAGGGTAAGTCATTTTGTAGAACACAGGAATAACTTCTATTCCCTTCTCTCCATTATACAGTTTTTTTGTCACTGTATTGTAAAACATACCGGCTTCTGCGCCTTCTACATATTTAGCATGTTTCTTTTTTTGTTCATCTGAACCACTTTGTAGTAATTTCAGAAAAGGTAACGCAAGATCACCTTTGTCAATGTTTTCAAGACCCATTCCTGAGTCTGCAACAAAGTCCAAAGTTGCTAATGCACCGCCTTGTTTGTTTGCCACGTCTCTTGTTTCTTCGCTCATGTTATTTGCTCCTTGTTATTTTTGTTTTGTTTCCCTTAAACAGGTTAAAATGTTCAGATGGAAGTTCTTCGTTTTTCTCAGAACGTTCTCTAAACAATGCTTTGAGGGTCATAGGTTCGACTTTCAACTTTTGAGTTGGTTCGAACCCATTCCCTTTTGCAAGGTCTGCATATTCGCTCGCCTTGTTATCTTCGCCACGACCAAAGGAAACTGTGATCTCATTTTTAATAAGATCACCTAAGTCATGTTCTCGAAGCCAGTTGTATGCGCCTTCCTTCTTATCGATAGGTATAGTAGCGCTATAAATTTCTTTTACTTCTATTGCAGATCCATCAGCTAATTTCATAGTCTTCATTTTTAATGAATCCATAATTTCTGGAATTGCCAATTGTGATATTTGGTCTGCGTTCTGTTTTTTTAATTTAAGACGTTCTTCATCTTCTTTTATTTCGTCTTCTAACTTTTGTAGTTTAATAACTAATTCGGATAAACTTTCTACACCGGTTAAATTATTTACGTCTTGAGGCGCATCCTCAATAAACATATCTTGTAACTTTTCATTACTCATTTATTTCTCCCTTTTCATTGAAATTTATTGGCACAGGGTAATATGTTTTTTCCTGTCTGTCCCACTTTAATAAATTTATTTTTCCACCCGTATAATAATGTACGATCGGACCTACAAGAAAAATTATAGATGGATCTCCAGTTAATAATAAGTAATCATTAGGTTTTATATTTCTTAATAACTTTCTTAATTCGAAAAGAACAGGACCTGCACTTAATACAATTTGCGAATGTTCTTTAAGTAAAACTTTTAATTTACCATATTTAAGAGCACCCATAATATTAAATTTTGGTCTGCCAACACTTGTTCCAGGAATTTCCTGTAACAAATAAACTGTAGGTTCTTTTTCTTTTTTTATTTCTGTGTATTCCGTCATAACTTTCTTGCTTGACTTTTATTCTATTTCATATAGCTTGTCAATTAGAAAGAATAAATTTAATTATGGATTACAAGTTTAAAACTAAACCCTATAAGCATCAAATAACTGCTTTAGAAAAATCTTGGAATAAAGAAACTTATGCTCTTTTTATGGAGATGGGTACTGGTAAATCAAAAGTGTTGATAGATAATATATCCATGCTTTATGACAGAGGTAAAATTAATGGTGCCTTAATTATTGCACCAAAAGGTGTATATAAAAATTGGCAAGACTCTGAAATACCTACACACATGGTAGATCACATACAAAAAAAGTCAATTTTGTGGCAAGCTAATATTAACAAAACACAAGAAGCAAAACTAAAAACATTATTTAAACCAGAGATGGATTTACATATTTTAATTATGAATGTTGAAGCATTTTCAACAAAAAAAGGCCTTGATTTTGCCTTAAAGTTTTTAAGCTGCCATGAAACATTAATAGCTATAGATGAGTCTACATCTATAAAAAATCCTTCTGCAAAAAGAACTAAAAATATATTAAAATTGTCAATACAATGTAAATATAGAAGAATATTAACAGGATCTCCAGTTACTAAGTCACCTCTTGATTTATTTACTCAATGTTATTTTTTAGATCCATTTTTACTTGATTTTACTTCGTATTACGCATTTCGTAATAGATATGCAGAGATGAAAACTGCACATTTTGGCGGCCGTTCTGTGCAAATAGTAAAAGGGTATAAAAACTTACCAGAGCTATCAAACACATTAACTAATTTTTCTTATCGTGTGTTAAAAGATGATTGTTTAGATTTACCACCTAAAACATTTATGAAAAGGATTATACAACTTACACCAGAACAAGACAAAGTTTACAAACAAATGAAAAAACTAGCTCTTGCTGAAATGAATGGAAAATTAGTTACTACAACAACTGCTATTGTACAACTTATGAGAATGCAGCAAATTACTTGTGGTCATTTTAAATCAGACGACGGTGTTGTGCAACAAATTAAAAACAATCGTATAACAGAGTTAGCAAATGTTGTGGAAGAGGTACAAGGTAAGGTTGTAATATGGGCACATTGGAGGAACGATATAGCAACAATAGTGAAACATCTAAAAGACGAGTACGGGGATAACTCTGTTGTAACTTATTTTGGTGATACGTCTACAGAAGATAGACAAAAAGCTATAAAAAATATGCAAGATCCAAATAGCAGTGTAAGATTTTTAGTTGGCACACCGCAAACAGGAGGGTATGGAATTACTCTTACAGGTGCTTCTACCATGATTTATTATTCTAATGGCTATGATCTTGAGAAAAGAATGCAATCAGAAGCTAGGATAGATAGAATAGGTCAGAAAAAACCTATGACATACATAGATATAATATGTGAAAAAACTGTAGATGAGAAAATAGTTAAAGCTTTACGAAGAAAAGTAAACATTGCTTCACAAGTAATGAATGAAGAACTAAAAGATTGGATATAATCCATTAAAACGTAGGACTAACGTATAACCGCTACAGTTTTTCAATTAGCACCAATATGACACCGGCCATACCACTCATAACAGCACCCATAGACACTAATAGTATTCTCTCTACTCTAGTAATTTGACTCTCTAGTTGATGCATCTTGTCATGAGTTTGCTTCTGCATGATTCTGCAAAGTTTTTCGTGTGACTCTATTTTTTGTAATGCATTATCTTTAGCCATTATACTTTACCTCTACTTTTAAGTTTCATTGTCTTTTCTTCGTTAGTTAAATAAGCATTTTCACTAGCTGTTAACCCTGTTGGCGATACATTAGTATTAGATACAACTTTTGTTGGATCAACGTCAGGAGTTTGTAACTGTGGTGTTGGTGCTTTACTAAATGGACTTCCTGGCACAACTAAGTTTTTAATTTTAGGTACAACTTTATCTAAGAAAGATGGTTCACTTTTAATGTTGCCTCTCTCATTATATATCATATTGCCTCTTGCATCTCGTTGAGCGTTTGCTTTTGCAGGTTCATAGCCATCAGGAAAAAATTTTTTTCTACTGTATTTACGAATGACTTTATCTAATTCTCTTTTTGGATAAACAAAATTTCTATTTACGTTATAAACAAAATTATCACTATTTTTAGTTTTTTGTTCCGCAACACCTTTAACAACGTTTACTTTTCTATCAAATCTTGGTTTAGAATATGTAATTGGAGTAAATATACCTCTGCTTAAAAGTCCAATGTCAATAAAAGATAATTTAGCTTTCTTTAATATTCTTCTAATAGAACTCATAGGTAAATCTAACATCTCAAAATCTTTTATTTTCATGTACAAATCTCTTTGTACTCTAAAAGCTTCTTCTTGCATTTTGTCAAATTCATCAACCATTATAGATGGAGGTCTGTTTATATAGTCTTTTGATTTATAAAATTTTTCTGTTTCATCAGCTGCTCTTAATAATCTATTTGCATTAGAAGCTATAAATTTTAAATCATCTTTAACATCAATTCTAATAATTCTAGTTCCTGTAAACAAAGCCATTAACTCATCACCAAGGTTTGCTAATTTACCTTTACCTGTTACGTTACCTTGTAGGGCATCTTTAATTTTACCACCTGTTGATAAAACACCTGGTGAGGCACCTTTTATAATGTGAACTAAAGATTTATTAAATTTATCGTCTAAATTATCTGTTGGAGAATAAATGTAATTACCTTCTGCTGTTCTACCACCACGACCTGCTGTTAAGAAGTTACCACTGTTAACATCTTGTATTCTTTCATAATAAATTGCAGGTGAAAGAAAAGGTTGTAGTAATTCCATCACTGGTCCATCTTCTTTAAACATTAAATTCATAACATAATCATCCATATCTTCTTCAGCTATGTTTTGTTTTTCAGCCATAGTTAAAGCTGCTTGAATAGGTCTTTCTAAAACATCGTAAGGACTAAAGTAAGAAAAATTAACTGCAGCAGATGCACCATTTTCCCACGGTTTAATTCCAACTAAATTAGAGTTTTGATCCCAAGGCGCAGCTCCTGATCTACCGTAAGCATCCCATTGTTCTTCTGTTGCACCAGTTAAATAATTTGCTGTTGCTCCTGCAGCTTTTCCTATTCCCTTAACTGCAAGATAACCACCTATTAAATTTTTATAACCCATTTCTGCTAAATGTGGATTGTTAGATTTAATATTTTTTAATGACATACGAATTGAAGTTGCTCCTGTTCTTAACATTTCTGATGGAAACGAAACGAAGTTACCTACAATTGGTATGTTTCTTAATCCTTGTATTACTGGCGGAACTTTACTGTAGGTTGGGTAAGTGTTTCTTAACATAAAAGCTGCTGCTTCATCTAACGATTCATCTAGACTTTTAGTTGCTCCCGTAAATATATTTTTTCTTTCAAAAGGTTGCCTGTGTAGTTTTAAATAATCTTCTACATCCTTAACACTTTTTAAGGCTACAGATAAATCAGATTTTAAAAATTCCCATCCATAACCTTTCCATAGGTTATCTCCTCCTGCATATAATCTTGCAACTTTTTCTGTAACTTTACTGTTAGCAAAAATATCAAACAGTTCATTTTCGTTTTTTATTTTTCCGTCTTTTAATTTATTAACAACTGCTCTTAGTTCTGCAGCAACAATGTTTTCATCATAAACTCCAAGACGAACAAGTTTTTCTACGTATTTAGCAAACTCGACTTCATCAATAGGATCTCCTTTACCTGCTTTAAATATATCTTTAAAAACTGATCGCATTGAATCTAAAGCACTAGCTGATTTTCCTACGTGTCCATTCCATAAAGCAAAAAACGAAGCAGAAGTAACATTTCTTACTTGCGTTTGTGGTGAGTATAAAGTTTTCATCCCTTGCACACCTGCTTTTACTTGTAGCATTTGTCTTATAACAGGAATTTTTGTTAGTCCATCTAATGGAGTTCCTGTTTTTTGAAAAATGTTAGCTAACTCTGGTGAAGTGTACATTTTCTCTATATCACTAGACATAGAATTTAGTCTATCTATTTTACCAATTTTAACAGGGTTAACAAATTTTGTTTTAGCTGCATCTATATTATCAAATAACCAACCATTGTTTCTTCCAACTTTAGCCATAATATCAAACCCTTGTTTAGTTGCTGTTGATGCATAAGCATCACTAACTGTAAACATAACTTGTGCCCTTAAATCTTTTTCTTCTCCTAATAATTTTTTAATAGCATCCGGTAGTTCTTCCCCTGTTTTTAAAAATTTAAATTTATCCATTCTCATTTCTTGGGATCCAATATTTTGTAATATTTTAATAGGGTGAAGGTTTGCTCTTCTACCTTTTCCAATAATGTTATCAACTAAATCGTCAGAGTATTTTTCTAAATAATTTTTTTCTGTGCCACCATATTCTTTTTTAGCTATCTCTCTTAAATCTCTATTCTTTGACACCACATTTTTTAAAATAAAGTTTCTAGCATTTTTTCTAACTAAAGGATCTGCTGTATAGTTGGGGTTAGTAAATGTTGCAAAAGATTTTAAAATATAGTTATCCACTCTGCCAGATAAAGAATCTTTTAAATCTTTTATTGCTTCATTTTTAGATCCTTTAGGTAAATTTTTTCCAAACTCCGTTAATGTTTTATTGATATCTTTTTTTAATTCTAATGCTATAGGTCTAAAGTCTTTTTCTAAACCATTAAGTTTTCTAGTTCCTCTTAAATAATCTACAACCTCATCTAAGTATTGTTTTTCTAACATTTTAGATGTTTGATTTGTACCATGTCTAGTTGAAAATTTTTCGGCTAAAGTATACGCACGATTTTCTAAACCTTCTAATAGTTTATCAAATTTTCTAGCTCTCCCTGTTATAAATAATTGAACAGCTTCAGAAACTCCTTCAATGTCTTTAGGCATTTTTCCATAAGATCTAAACCAAGACATGATTGTATCCGTTCTAGCTAAAGTTTTTTCCATTCTTCTTGGACTTGTTGTTTGAAAAAATCTCCATTGATCTCTAGGTGGTAATCCCTTGCCAGCAAATTTTCTTGTTAACGGTGATATAAGTTTTTTAATTCTATTCTTAGAAGCACCCATTAATTGCTGTGAAATTTTAGATTGTGTTAAAGGGTTTCCTGATAGTATGTATTTAAATAAATCTACATTTTGTCTTATTCCAGAAGCTCCCATCTTCATACCTCCACCTGCTATGTTAAATGCATTCTGTAACACAGGTTTAGCAACAGGTTTAACACCATATTTATATGTTTGCTGTAATGCTTTTCCAGCTATAGGAAATAAACCTCCTACAAGTGCACCCTCTGCACCATACTTAATTCTATTTTTTAACATTGCCACTGCTTTTTTTCTACCAGATAAATTAGACGTGTCTGTTGGTTTAGCAAAACCAAACAAGGTTCCTTCTTCTCTTTGATCTGGTGATGCAACAAAGTCTGTAACACCAACAACGGTTGCTCCACCTGCCACACGTTGTGCAATTTTAGAAGCTTTACTTGTACCCATCTTAGCTGCAGCTCTTACAATAGGTGCTGCTTTAGTTGCTCTAGTTAAAATATTAGTAAATATTGCTCCTGGCACACCAAACTGTGTCATAAGTTTTGCAAGATCACCTCTCCAAGTTTCTGGTTTATCTGGCTCAATATCTTTTGCTAATTTTTGAAACTTAGAAGCAAAATCTTTATCCGTTAAAAGGTCTGTACCCATAAACAAAAGTTCACCAAGACTAGTATTTAATGCATGCTTACCTGTTTCTATACCATTTGCTATATCTGAAAATCCATCTATGTAATCTCTTTCACTAATCATTTTATTGATTGGCTTATCGTCTCCAGGTAAAACAGCGTAATCATAAATAGATTTACCAGTCTTAGCTCTCTGGTAAATATCCATTGCAGTATAGAAAGGATCTATTGTTTGAGATAGTTTAAATAACCCTTGATTGTCTTTTAAAAAATTAAAACGTACAGGTTTCTTTTGTTTTTTGTCGTAGCCTTCAATAGCTTTAAGAATACCTTGTTTGTATTCTTCTATAGATGAGATGGGTTCTTTTAACTTTCTTTTATCGTAAACTTCAAAAGGTCCTTGATCGCTTAGATAAGTTAAATCTTTTGAGGCCATGTTATCCCTCCGATGGTAATACTAAGTTTACACCATACTTTTTATTAAAGATAGATATGTCTTGTTCTGTTTGTATTGTTGCAAAGTCTTCCATAGCTTCGGCACTAGTTAAAATTAAATTAATAATGTCATCACCAATTTCTTGTGGAAGTCTGTTTCTTAATTCTTCAAATGTAAGATCTTGTTTTAATTCTTCCGGCATAGTCTCTTGTTGCATGTTGCCTGCTGCTTGACCCATGTTGCCTGTTGCTTGACCCATGTTACCAGCTGCTGGCATCACGGGGCCTGCATCTTGATAACCTATTCGGCCGCCTTCTGCTTTACTATTAAGTATTCTTCTAACTTCTGCAAGAGCATCTATAACTAATTGTGGATCATTTTCATCCTTGTATTTAGGTTCGTCAGACTTACGATCTTTTTGTAGAATTTTTGCTTTAACATCTTGAATTAAAAAACTACCATCGTCAGATTTTAAAAATGCATCTGTAATCGGATCTATAGTATTTAATCTATTAAATTGAGTTTCTTTAGATCTTAAATCTAATTTTTCTTGTTCTGTTGCTGTACCATCATCTACTTTTTTCTGTAAAGAAGAAATGTCGTTAATTAAAAGAGGGATCTGATTAAATTTCCATTGCTCTAACCAACCTTTACCATCTGCACCGCCGCCAGCTAATTTTGTTCCTGCTCCTACTAATGTATTAAATAAATCAGATTCGCTTTCAGCTTGTGTTTTTCTTTTTGTTGCTTGAGCAGTTTGAAATTGTTTAAATGGTGCTTTAGCTGCAGCTCCAACTGTAGATACGATATTACCAGACGGTGGTCTTGTTACTAAATCTAATCCTAGGTTAATTAAAAGGTCGTCTCTTTCTTTATATGTTTCCTTTGGTCTACGCGATTGAACTATTTTATCTGCTGATTGCATTATATCTTCTAACGATCCTGCATAACTACCAGGTTCATTTACTAAACCTCTTTTAGGTTTATCTAAACCAGACGTTATGCCTTCGTTAGCTGATCCACCCATTCTAAACATTGGTCTTCTTAAAGTTCTCATGAATTAAATTCCTGCGGTTTGTTGAGCTCTTTGGTTAGCATAACCACTACCTAGTCCCATTAGTCCACCTACTACAGAAGCTGTTCCTAAAGCTGTTTGTAATCCAGTTGGATCTGGTGTTACTTGTTGTTGTATGCTTCCTGGTAATTGTCCTACTCTGCTAACACCTTGACCATAAACACCAAGTCTTTGGTATGGTTCCATAGCTTGCATTTGGTTAGCTTGTGCTTGTGCATCAAGAACTCTTTGGTCTTGTCCTTGTTGAATTCCACCTATGTTAGAAAGAGTTGATATATCTCCTCCTGCTAATTGAGGTGTTAAACCAGCTAGACCTTGTTGGTAAGCACCAAGCCCTAATTGTCCTTGTGATAATCCTGCTTGCGCTCCGGCTAAACCTAATTGATTTCCAAAATCTTGTTGTCTTAACCCTGCACCTTGACCAAATCCTTGGTTTAACATTTGGTTATTTAATAGTGCTCTGTTTTTATCTGATCCTAATTGATACTCTGATTGTAAAACTCCTTCTCTACCACCACCAAAATTTCCTGTCATCACAGCACTGTCTGATATATTTTGTTGTCTCATTGCAGCTTGTTTGTCAAACTCTGATAATGTTGAGTCAATAACTTGTTGTTGGTACGGAGACATGTATGAAGAAATAGACCCTGTGCCTGTTCCTGCTCCTGTTCCTGTAGCTGCTCCTGCTGCAGATAGGAAAGGTGATACACCTCCTAATGTGCTGGCAGCTTGTGTTCCAAAAGTTCCTGCTTGATTTAAAAATGGTTGATAAGATCCAACACCTGATCCTGCTAATGATGCAGCTTGTGTTTGTAATGCGTCTTGCCCTGCAACTGATGGTGCAAATCTAGATGTATCTAAAGGTACAGATGTTAGACCTGCTAACTGTTGAGCGTAATCTTGACCTAAGTCAGATACAAATTGTTGGGGTAATGATGATGCTTGTGTTATTGCCATTATTTTACTTTGCCACCTTTCATGTATGCTTTACCATATCCCCTTAAAGCTAATCCACCTGATTTAAACGAACCTTCTGTTTTAGATCTATTTTTACTTAATATAGACTGCATAGAATCAGCTACTGATTGTGCTTTTTTAACAGCCTTGTCATATATTTTTCTATTTCGTTTAGTATTATTTCCTAACGGAAACATTTTTTTAACATTTTTTTGATAAATTTTTTCTGCTAAATTTTCTACATCTGGGTGATCTTTTGAATGTATTTTGTTAGCACTTTTTTCACCTTTTACTCTACTTACAAAATCTTTAATTCCTTGTTTTATTGCCATTATATAATCCTTTTCTCTAATCTTTGTGATGTTTCAAACATCTCTCTAGCACCTTCAAGTCCTTGTGACTCTTCTGATACCTGTCCGCCTGATTCTAAATTTCTCATAAGTTTTTCCATAACTTGTGCGCCTTGATCTATATCTCCGCCTCCTGCATTTCTAACAGCATCTGCAGTAAATACAAACTCATTCTTTGATAATCTTGCAGGTACGTCATCTGCTTTTTCTTGTCCGCCGATAGGTACAAACCCACCGTCTTCTCTGTAATCTTTTTCCATGCCGCCTAGATCCATAAGGCCACCTTCTGCTGCCATCATTCTATTTGGTTGTTGCATTGGCATGTTTTCTTGAGATGAAGCTTGAGCCATCATTAATTCTTGTTTCATTTGATCTACTATTTCTGGCATACCCATACCTTCATTTGCTTTACTCATTAACTCTTGTTGGCCTTCTGGTGATTTCATGTATGATGCTACAAGTGTGTCAACATCTCCTCCCATATTGTAACCTATTCTTCCACCTTCAGCTGCTAGTTGTGTAGCTTCTACAGGTGGTTTAAATCTTTGATTAGGATCATCTAACACTTGTTGCGCTGTTTGAAAATTGATTCCTGTTGTGTCAGTTGGTAATACATCTTTTGGTTGAGAGTCTACGTATGCTCCTGCTGCAGTTCCTATTCCTAATGCTTTAGCAAGATCCATATTTAAATTTCTTCTTTTGTATTTTTCTAATTCAAGTTTATCTTGTGCCTCTGGTGATTGAAGGTTAGTTGGTTGGTTACCTTGGTTGCCTCCACCTGTACCTTGTTGCATAAGAAGTTTTTTTATTTCGTCAGCAGCAGAAGTTGTGCCATAAGCATCTCCTTCGTAATCAACGCCTGTTCCTATTCCATACTCGCCTTGTGTACCCGGCATACCAAAAATTAATTCATTTAAATTATATCCCATGTCGCCTCTATTGCCCTCACCAAACACTGTATCTAAAACAGGTACTCCTGGGATCTTACTTACTAACTCACCTAAAAAATTTTGTCCTGTCCCCGTGCCTAGATAATCTGCTACACTTTTTGGAATACCAAATTGATTTAACAAACCACCACCTATAACTGCAGATGTAACTGGATTATTTTTAATAGGATCCATAATATTTTCTTGAAACCAAGAACCTATTCCATATTTTTTTCTACCATCTAATCCTGCAATACCACCAAAAGCCATTCTTTGTTTTCTCATTGCGCTGTATGTAGGTCGCATGTCGCCTGTAAGAGTAATATCAGGTGCCCCTGCTTGTAAAGAAGGACCTCCCATATTATACATTTGTCTGTTCATTAATGCTCTATTTATAGCCATAATTTTCTATTTAGTTATTGTACTTTTAAGGCAGGAATTTCACCTGAGTGTATCTTACTTTACTAGTTTTCTGCTAGTAAATCAAGACTATGTTGTAACTTGCCTAGGTTTAATTTCCAAGGCAGAAACCACCACATGTAGTCTATTTGCTGTGGCTGCAGTTACTTTTAATACCTCACTCTCCTCTAAAACTAAAGGCCCTGTGAGTAGTTCTACTGTTGTATTAGCTGATATAGACTTAGTCTTAAACAAGCTAAATACAGCAGAGGCTGTATCAGTAATCGTAATTGTTATTGTGTCAGCATTACCTGAGTCTTCTGACACTAATATTGATTTTATAACACCTGTTGTAGCAGATGGTACAGTATATAGTGTTGTAGCACTTGTTGTAGTTAAATCTACTTTTTTATTTACAAACGAATTTGCCATTAACTTATAAAGAAATTGAATGCTTCAATCTCATCCTTTAAATCTTGTTGATACGTTGAGTTTAATTTATTAACTATACTATCTATATCTCTTATAAAAGACTGTTGTATCTGTTGATCGTACTCTTGTAAAGGTTGTGTTAAAGATTGTACTATTCTAGCCATTATTATACCTGAAATTGTTCTATTAATTTGTTTAATGATGCTAAAGTCATTTGACCTTTTGCAGTTAACCTGTCTTGAACTGGTTGTAATCTATCTCTTAAATCTATTGCTCTGTTTTTATATTCTGGACTATATTTTTGTACATTAGACGCTATTACATTCTTAGGTATTATATTACTGCCCCTATCATTATCATCAAAACCTGTAGCTGCAGGTGGCTCGCCGCCTGTTCCTTGTCTAAAGTCTTTTGTAAACGCTGTAGTAATACCTTTAGTTGTATCTGGAGCAACTCTTTTAGCAAAATCATATACACGTTTTCCTCTCATACCTAAAGTAGCCATTTCATATGCTGTTTTACCTCCTACAAGACCCGCTATAGGAGCAGCCACAAAAGGCAAAGCAAATTTTCCTGCAGTCTTTAAACCACTACCTATTGTTTGTAAAATTCCTGTGTTTGTGTTTTTGGCTGTAGTAAATGGATCGTCTCTAGCGTCTACATAAGGACCTTGAAAAGGAGCAGGTTTAAAAGCAAATTCTTTTTCTTTCATTTCTTGTGTAGGTGACACGTATAAAGATTCTCCTGTGTCACCGTCATCTTCAGCATCTGAAAGTGTAAAATCAGTTGGAGCATTATCAGGTGTAAGCCCCATGTCTGCCATCATTTGAGCTACGTCGTCTTCTTGATCATCTCCTGATGTGTCTGGTTCTGAATAACTTGCTGCAGGTGTTGTGCCATAAGCTGCACCTTCATAATCATAACCTCCTCCGTTATCACTACTACTACTACTACTACTACTCCTTGAACTAGCTACATCTCCTGTATCTTCTTCATCTTCTGTATAACTTCTAATTCCTGCTGTAGTCATTTTACCAGAACCACCTATTTTTTTTAATAACTTAGCTTCTTTGTCATTAATGTATGCTAGCTTTTCACCTTTAGGTGCGTATCGGTTTAATAATTTTTTTGCTTTTCTTGCTTTAGTTAATGCCATTATCTTCTTCCATCTGGTTGTATATCTAATCTAAATGTACCTAGTCTCCAAAACTGACTTGTACTTGTGTTAGCTACTTTTAAAGATATAGATCTTGCTCTAGCACGTGTATCAATTTTTTGTGTACCACTTGAAATAGTAAATGGTCCTAATGTAGAACTAGCTTGTGTATCATTTGGAAAGTCTCTTAAATTTAAAGTTACTACAGAGTCTCCTGTTTGTGATAAAAAATCTGGTATGACTCTTCTTATTTTCATCATAAACTCACCGTCTCCATCTAACCCTTGTTGACCTATATCAAAATCTCCTGATTCTATGTTAGCTGCAATAGCAGTTGTTGCTCCTTCTTTAACTTGATCTGTTCCTGTTTCATGTTCATAGTATGTTGATGTGCCATCAGTGCATCCTATGACGTGATCTTTACTTGTTGAAGGTGTTGTACCACTAGAATTATATTCTGACGCATGAGGTTTACCAAAGACAGCAGAGTCTTGCCATGACGTTCTTGCTAATGTTCCTGTAGTCCATACAGGTCTTTGCGGTGAAGAATCAATATAGTTATAAGACACCATTCTATTTACTGTTCCTGATCCTGCGTTAGGATAGAACCACATTACTTCGCCAAACAAATTGTTTAGTCCAGCATTAATATGTTCTTTAGGTGTTAAATTAATATCATCATAAACGAAATCTTCTACTAAACAATCTAAAGATTCTAGTTTACCTGTGTATCTAAAGAAACCATTTTCTGACATCCAATATGCAGAACCATCAACTTCAACAGCTGCATTCTTACCTATCAATCCACAGTTTGTACCTACTTGTTGGAATGAGAAAGTAAAAGGTGCGCCTACAAATTTCATAATAAATAAAGCTGTGTCTGTCCAAATATAAGTAACGTCTCGACCTCTAAGTGCTCCTACAATTCTTGATCCATCAGAAATCCTTTGCGTACCTGCTGTGTTAGTTGCTGTTGGTGTGTAAGTATTAATATCTTCTTGAGAAGAAAATCTTATAAACATTTCGTCTTGTGTAGACTTTGTACCAATAGTTGTTTCTGTTCCAAAAAATACTAAGTGTCTATCCGGTGCAGATACAATCATACTTCTAGAAGCTGTAGGTGCTCCTGTTACAATAGCAGCTCTAGTGCTTGTTGCATTAGTTGCATTACCATTCCAAGAAAAAGTTTCTCCGTTAAATATAGAAGCAAGTAAAGTATTACCAAAATTATCTAATGTCCATAAACCTGGATCTGTAACAATATCTCCTGATGCTGCAGCATTCCATGCAAAAAATTCAGATGCATCGGTTACAGTTGCTCCTGATGAGTGAACAGCTGCTGTAGTTCCTGAAGCTCCTCTTGTTAAACCAGATAAGGTACCACCACTGTTTCCAGTAAAAGTAATAAGTTCACTGCCAATTAATACAGTTCCTGATGATCCAAAAGAAGTAGTGCTTGCCATTGTTAAACTTGTGACTGAAGCGTTAATGCCTGAAGATAATGTTGAAGTAAATTGTCCAGTCTTAAAACCACTCCAAGGTCCTAGTCCCCAACCTGTTGATGCAACCTCTGCTGCAGGGCCTATTGGAAAATAATGTTTTACTCTTATACCACCAGATGTTGTAGCTCCTGATCCACTTTCGTTAGAAGCTAAAGTTATTGTTATTGTTGTATTTGTTGGAATAGAAGTAACTTGAAATCTATTATTATCAAAATTGTCAGAATTAAAATTAGAATTAGTTATAGAAGTAAAATTATCACATAAAATAATATCACCTTTATTAATGTTATGTGCTGATGCAAAAGTTATAGTTACAATTGCTGATCCATTAGTTGTAGAAAAAGCACTAGTTAATGTTGTTGTAGATTTAAGAGGTGTAATATCATAAAATATACCACCAGAATAAACATATAAAAGTCTATTTGTACCTAATGCTGCATACTTAATACCTGATGTATTTATAAAATGGTGAATAGCTGTGTTACGACCTGTAATATCAACTGAACCTAATTGAGCCCAACCACCTATCTTCTCTGGTGTCCCATATCTAAATCTAACATTATCGCCTGCAACCCATTGGCTCTCGCCTCCAGTCGCAGTGACTTGTTTATTAAATCCAGGTGCAAATTTTACTTTTTGTAACATATTAATTTCCTTATCTTGCTGTTGTTGGTACTCCAGATGAACTAACAAAAGGTGATTCTGCAAAAGCCATGTAAATGTAAGTAGAACCTGCACCATTTCTTGCAACACTTGTTGCTCTATTTTTAAAACCATTAGACAAAAAATGTATACTATCACTTGAACTTTCTACTTCTGCGCTATCGGGATATAAAGTTTTAATTGCTCCATTAACACCTCTTTTGCTATCAGAGAGTTGCCATTGATCACCACCGGCACTTGATCTTTTGATTAAAACCCAACCTGGTTTAAATCCTGTGTTAATAAATGCACCATCAACATTTCCGTTTCCTACGTATGAACCAAATTTACTAAAACCTTGAACACTTGCAAAGCAGTAAGCTACATAAGCTACACCACTACTATTTGCAGTAGCACTAGTACTTAAACCAATTACATCAGATGTAATTGTTGCACCAACAATTCCTGCGGCTCCTGGAGAATAAAATGCGTCATCTTCATTTAATAATCCAATATTAGGAGTTGTTGCTCTAATCCATACATTCCAATCTTCCGTAGCAGCTAAATTTTTAACTATAACGGCATCAGGTGCAACTCCTAAACCATGCCCAAAAGTGGCGGCACTTCCTGTACCTGAATAAGTAGATATTGAAAACTTACTTGTTGTATTAGCTGATGTCTTTGTTGTGTTTATAGTTCCATCTGTATTAGAAGCACCAGAACCATTAGCTTTCCAATTCCAAGAAGTAAAAATAATACTATTTTGATTCATTCCATCAGAAGAACCCAAAGAAAAACCATCAGAGTTAAATGATGTTAAATAATCGTTATCTGCTGATGCTAAAGTACCAGTATCATTTGTAGATAAAAACCTTTTTACTCCATTAGCAACATCAAATAAAAAATGATCATGTGCAGCTCCTGTTCTTTCCTTAAGCCAAACCCAATCTGGTTGATGACCAACACCTGTAATATTATTTGTTCCACCATTACCTGTATAAAGAACAGTATTAAAATGTTCTTGTGAATTATCTATTGTTGTATAAGCCATATCTATATTCCTTTTAATTTATTAAAATCCATTATCCAAACTCCGCTAAATTTTTTGTATTCATGGCATAGTAACTTACACCGCCAACAGTTGGACTGTATTCAAAGTTTCCATATCCATTGGCATCAGTATTACCTGATGAAATACTAATATTTGCATTTGGAGAACCAAAATTCCAATTCATTAATAAAACACCATCATCTCCAGCATCAGAACCTCCTCGTACATCTGTAAGTCCTAAAGCATAAGTACCAGCTGGAATAGCCCCACTTCCAGCAGAAGAACTAGCTGCATTAGATGTATCTAAAGCAGTTCCATTGTTATAAAAATGTAATCTTTTATTATCCATATCTATATAAACTCCTATAGTTCCCACACTTAATCCACCTGTAATATTACCACCTGTTGAAGTAACTGTGGTTTGTGTTGTACCTACCTTTTTTCTAAGTGTATAATTTCTATTAGTTGCGTGATTAGTATTTTGTAATTGTAAAAAAAAAGTTGTTAATCCAAGTCCATTACTAAACCAAACATCATCAGAAACTGTTTTTACGGTGTTTTCAACATTATATAAAGATAACATAAAAACTTTTGATCTTGTTTGTGCGTGTTTAATTTCAACATACCATTTTCCTTTATTAACACCAAATGTAGTAC